ATGTTCCAAATCGAACGTGAAGCCAACCAGATTGCTAAGGAAACACGTCGTGGTAAGGGTAACTTCGTTCTCTGCACCTCAGACGTAGCATCAGCCCTCGCAATGGGTGGATTCCTTAACATCTCACCAGCACTCAACGTTTCACTTGACGTTGATGACACAGGTAACACCTTTGTCGGTACTCTCAACGGTAAGTTCAAGGTCTACGTTGACCCATATGCTGCCGGTTCTGCTGGTGTCAACCACGCATACGGTGACTACGCAGTCGTCGGATACCGTGGTGCCAACCCATACGATGCTGGATTCTTCTACTGCCCATACGTTCCACTACAAATGGTCAGAGCTGTTGATCCAAACACCTTCCAGCCAAAGATCGGGTTCAAGACTCGTTACGGTATGGTTGCCAACCCATTTGCCGAGAGCACAGATCTCTCTGCACTCGGTGGAAACCAATACTACCGCATCTTCTCAGTCAAGAACCTTCACGGTTTTGCCGCTGGTGGTACTGCCTGATAATCCTAAAATGGATAAAGAGGGAGCACTCTTCGGAGTGCTCCTTTTTTTTATATAAATAGTATTATGAGCAACGATCCTAGACATGTCGGTAATCGGTCAACAACATCTAGTTTGTTAACTGCTAATCAATTTAAATTTAATACTTCACGAATTCCTATTCTATCTGAATTTGCAATAGCCGCAAATGTTCCGTCAATAGAATTCATAAGTACAGATTTAAATACTGCTTTTGGTGTGAATATACCAACCGCATCTGGAAAGTATATTTTCGAAGATTTAACCGTTCAGTTTTTGGTAAATGAAAACCTAGAGGCTTGGAGAGAGATTTACGAATGGATTCGTCGTCTCGGTCCAATAAATGAAGATGTAGAACAATTGATGTATAACGACTGTAATGTATCAACTACCAATGGAGAGTTAATAATTTTAAATAGTGCATATAAACCTAAATGGAAATACACTTTCTATAACATGTTTCCAATTTCACTAACTGGGTTTTCTTTCAGCACCAGTGCAGCCGATTCTGTTCAACTACAGTCTGCAGTAACTTTTAGATATTCTTATTATGATTTAACAAATATATGATGGAGATTTTATGAACATTGATACTCTTCGTGAAATGGTAAAAGAAGACATATTAATCGACGAAACAAATTTAAATTCAGAATCACTTAGAACTCCCCAACTTCATAACAAATATTTGGTGATGTATGAAAATGCAAAACTACAGTTGGAAAAACTGGAGTTCGAAGAAAAAACATTACGCAGAGATAAGTGGCTATATTACACAGGTAAGATGGGAGATGAGGATCTGAATTCTCGCTCATGGGAACCTTTTGGTTATAACATACTCAAAACAGATGTTCCGATGTTTATTGATGCCGATTCGGATATTCAGCAGTTGAGAGCAAAAATCTCACTACAAACATCTACTGTTTCGTATCTAGAGCAAGTATTAAAAATTATAACAGGAAGACAGTGGAACATAAAAGCCGCAATAGAATGGATTAAGTTTACTCAGGGTATTTGATGGATATTGTTGTTAGACAAAAAGATGCAGTAAATCTGTTCATAGAATGTGAAAAGTCAATTGCAAAAGAACTGAATCAGTATTTCACATTTTATGTTCCAAATTATCAATATACTCCAGCGTATAAGAAAAAGATATGGGATGGACAGATACGCTTATTTAATTTGTATAACAGAACAATTTATGTGGGATTGCTAGACTACATTACTAAGTTTGCTCAAGATAGAAAATATTCACTTGAGATTGACAGTGAAAACCTGAAATTAGATAATGAGATATCCAAAGAAGACTTTACTGATTTCGTAGAATCATTGAAATTGAAACTAAAGCCACATTTACACCAGTTAAATGCCTGTTACCACGCAATAAAGAACAGGAGAACTCTTTTACTTTCTCCTACTGGTAGTGGTAAGTCTTTAATTATCTACATGCTGGTGCGATATGCATTAAATCGTTTAAATCACGATGAAAAAATTCTAATCGTGGTTCCAACCGTAGGATTGGTTAATCAGCTGTACAGGGACTTCACGGACTACTCAGGGGGTGTCTGGGACGTGTCCAAGAATGTCCATAAGATTTTCTCTGGAGAGGATAAAGAAACTGATAAGAAAATAGTTGTATCTACATGGCAAAGCCTTTATAATATGCCAAAAGAATACTTCGAACAATTTGGAGCAGTTTTTGGGGATGAGTGTCATCTGTTTAAAGCAAAATCACTAGTATCACTTATGACAAAATTAAACAACGCACATTTCAGAATCGGTACTACGGGAACCCTAGATGGTACTCAAACCCATAAACTTGTGATCGAAGGTTTGTTTGGTTTGGTATTTAATGTCACATCAACAAAGAAACTAATCGAAAAGAAATTACTTTCTGATGTTAGCATAGAATGTATTATTCTTGATCACGATGATGCAGTAAAAAGTGAAATGAAACGTTCTGCATATCAAGATGAAATCAAATTTCTTATTACAGATGAAAAGAGAAACCAGTTTATCAAAAAACTAACACTCAATGTTAAGGGTAACACTCTTCTTTTGTTTAACTTTGTAGACTTACACGGTAAAGTCCTACATGACATGATTCAAAAAGAAGCCGGTGATAAAAAGGTATTTTTCATTTATGGTGGAACAGATGCCGATCAAAGAGAAAAGATTCGTCATATTCTTAACCAAGAAGAAAATGCCATATTAATTGCGTCGTATGGAACATGTTCTACTGGAATTAATATTCCAAGAATAAACAATGTTATTTTTGCTTCTCCTTCTAAATCTGTTATTCGTGTTCTTCAGTCAATTGGACGAGGACTAAGAAAGGCAGAAGGAAAGGATACGACAAAGGTATATGATCTTTCTGATGATTTATGTTATAAGAGTTACATTAATCACACCATGAAGCATCTGGATGAGAGAGTCAAGATATATAATAATGAGAAGTTTCAATATAGTCTGAAACGCATAAAGATATGAGGAGATGAATATGGCTTCAGCTTACCGTATCCTAAAACTAAACACAGGTGAAGAAATAATTACCCGAATCCAAAAAAGACAGAAGGGTAAGGTTTATATGGAATCCCCTATGTCTTTTAGAACGGTTTTGATGTCAGATCCCATGACTGGAATGCAAAGAGAAATAACAATGCTTAAGGACTGGGTTTCTTACTCATCCGATAATTTTGTTAAGATACCAGAAAATATTGTTATATCTTATTCTTCTCCTGCCGATGAAGCAGTTTCTTTATATGAAAAAGAAAAAGAAAGAAAATCAAAGACAAAAAAAAGAGAACTAAAGAACTTTGATTCTTTCCAGAAAGATATGCTCAAGGATGTAAATGAATTTATTGATAACTTGATTGATCAATCCAAGAATTATCAAGATGAAAATCCTGATGAAGTTAATGATTACATGACAATAAAAGATATATTTGAACAGATAAAATCACATAACTCAGATCAGGAAATCGAATGGGAGTTTGAGTTTCAGTTTCCACCAGAAGAAATAAGTGATGAGACTACCGAAGGTGAAACTAATCATCCAGATTATGGTAATCGTTGGACTGATTGGAGTTCAGATCCTAGAGAATATTAATATCTTCTTTACTCGTTAACACTCGAATTTTATTGTACTTTTAAATTATGTCAAGGAAAAAATATGAGTAATAATTACATAGACAATGCTAAGTTTTTTGAGGAAATAAAAAAGTGGAAAAAAGAAGTACTCGAAAAACTCCAGCAAGGTGAAGACATACCTCCAGTGACAAATTACATAGGAGAGTGTTTCTGGAAGATAGCAGAACACCTTTCTTACAAATCAAATTTTGCTAATTACCCTTTTCGGGAAGATATGATTGGCGATGCTGTGGAAAATTGTTTGATGTATGCTCACAATTTCGATCCAGATAAATCAAAGAATCCTTTTTCGTATTTCACACAAATAACTTATTATGCGTTTATTCGAAGAATTGAAAAAGAGAAGAAACAAAACTATGTTAAATATAAACTTCTAAAGAATATGGATGTGGATGGAACTGTTAGTAAATGGTTCAAAGATCAATATGCAGACGAAGATTCAAACATAGAAGAAAAAATGGCAGAATATTTCTCTCTTTCTGAGAATGATATAAAGAAGTTCAATTCGAAGAAAAAGGAAAGAGTAAATGAAGATAGCGATAATTAATGATACTCACTTTGGTGCAAGAAACGATTCATCTCTTTTCTTAGAGTACTTTTTAGATTTTTTTGAAAATCAATTCTTTCCTTATCTCACAGAAAATAATATTCATGAAGTCCTCCATCTTGGGGATCTTATGGATCGTAGAAAGTACGTTAATTTCAGTACTTTGAGTGAGGTTAAAAGAAGATTTTTTGATGTGTTTGATTCAAACAAACTGAACCTTCACATGATTCTGGGTAATCACGATACCTTTTACAGAAATACCAATGAAATAAACTCACCATCTGAGTTGTTTAGGGGTTATGATTTTTTCCACTTATATGAGGAACCGACAACCTTACAGTTTGATGGACTCTCCTTGTCTATGATTCCTTGGATATGTAAACAAAACACTGATCAGATAGTACAATTTTTGAATCAATGTAAATCACCAATTATATGTGGTCACTTCGAACTAAATGGATATGAGGTGATGCGAGGAATTAAGTTTACTCATGGTATGGATGACAACATTCTGTCAAGATTCGAGAAAGTTTTGAGTGGACACTTTCATAACAAATCAACTCAGAAAAATGTTTATTATCTAGGAACACAATATCAAATAACATTCTCTGACTTGGAAGATATGAAGGGATTTCATGTTTTGGATACCGAGACTAGAGAACTAGAATTTGTAGAGAATAAAAATAAAATGTTTTATTCTCTTAATCCTCAGTCTATAATAGATGACTATTCTGTTCTTAAAAACAAATATGTTAAGTTTTGTTATTCAACAGACGACGATAGAAAACATGTTGACAACATGTTAACCAAAATAGAAAATGAAAGTCCATACGACTTTACTATTGTCGAGAGTCATAATTTGAATTCGGAGGATGATTCTGCTCTTGATTTATCCAAAGATACTATGACTATTATTAATGAGGAAATAGATAACTTGGAACTGGACCTAAATAAGAATGAGTTGAAAAAAATAGCACATGAAGTCTACATGGAGGCATTAAGTCAATGAGTGATAAATTTTATTATAGTGTTTTGACCGATAACAATTCAAAAACAAAGGGTGATGAAAACGGATATAAAGTCTTTGCCCAGATTAATCTAGAGCCGGGAGATAGGATTGAAGAGTGTGTCGTTGTTGATATGAATCTGGGTTTAGTTTCTGGTAATTATGTTTGTTATAATAGATCAGATGATTATAATGCGGTTTATCTTTATGATGATGCATTTTCTGTTCTTACAATAAGAGCAACAAAATCTATTAATCGAGGAGATGAAATTATTTTGCCTACCAAGAAAAAAACAATAGAAAAGAAGGGATGTAACTGCGGTAAATCAAACCTTAGGTCTGAATTTAAACCTTCTACACAAGGACCCCCCAAAATACTAAAAGAGAAAGATGTCTTTGCACCAAACGAAAAGACAAATTCTCAGTTTAAATCTATGGTTGATGGTAAGGATTTGAAAACTATACAAGTTGACTCATGATTAAATTCAAAACAGTAAAATTTAAAAACTTTGGATCATTCGGCAATTACTTCACGGAAGTTGATTTCGAATCTGGTAATATGATGTTGGTATCTGGTCCAAATGGACATGGTAAGTCATATGCATTACTAGACTCAATTACATTTGCTTTATTTGGTAAACCATTTAGAAAAATAAATTTACCCCAATTAGTAAATACGATAAACAACAAAAATTGTATTGTACATTTAAATTTTACTATAGGTGAGGACGAGTATGAAGTTATCCGTGGATTAAAACCCAAGAAGTTTGAAATTCACAAAAACGGAGAGATGATAAAGCAAAATTCAAAGTCAAAAGATTATCAGCAAATTTTAGAAGATCAGATTTTGAAAATGAACTATAAGTCCTTTACACAGATTGTTACATTGGGTAGTTCATCATTCATTCCTTTTATGCAACTTACTGCAGCAGATAGACGTGAAGTAATTGAAGACATTTTAAATATAAACATATTCAGTGACATGAATATTATCATTAAGGCAAAAATTTCATTTATTAAAACACAATTAACTCAGATACAAAACTCAATAACAATTTTAGAGGAAAAGATTAATTTACAGGATATCAATATAAAGAGTTTGATATCAAAACGAAGTGAAAATATCTCCAACATTTCTTCTAAGATTGACGACACGAAAAATGAAATACAAAATCTATTAGATGAAATAAATGACTTACAATCTTCCATAGAAGAACTAGAGACATGTGAAGATGAAAAAAGAAATATAGAAAAGAGTATTTCTAAGTTGGAAGATTCTATTGTTGGACTCATTAAGGATAAAAGAACGGTAGAGAAATCCATTGACTTCTATGAGCAAAATGAACAGTGTTCAGTTTGTCTTCAGGAAATTAGCGAAAAGTTTAAGACTGAACAGAAAAACTCTCTTACCAAAAATAAGAATGAGTATGAAGAGCAGATAGAAAAACTAAAGAGTAATCATGTTGAGTTTAAGAACGAATTGAGCGAACTCACAAATAAACTAAAACATGTGACACAGGTGAATGGATTAATACTTGAAAAGAAAAATTCAATTTCTGCTGCATCGAAGTACATTACTTCTTTAGAAGAAAACTCTAAAGATCAAAGTTCTTTTGATTCCAGTATTATGGAGTGTGAAGAAAACAAAGAATCATACAAAAAAGAAATACAAGAACTAGAGGATAAGTTGAATGGTCTAAAGCAGAAAAAATCTTCTCTTGATGTACTTTTTATGTTACTCAAGGACTCTGGTATCAAGGCTAAAATTATAAAGAACTATTTACCAGTAATTAATAAGATCATCAATAAGTATTTGAGTGATATGAACTTCTTCGTTTCTTTTTCATTGGATGAACAGTTTAATGAAGAAATTAAAAGTAGACATAGAGATACCTTTAGTTACATGAATTTTAGTGAAGGTGAGAAGTCAAGAATAGATCTTGCCATTCTTCTTGCTTGGAGGGAGATTGCTAAAATTAAAAATAGTGCATATTGCAACATACTGATTCTAGACGAAATATTTGATTCTTCTCTAGACTCTGTTGGTGTTGATGATCTAATGAAAGTTTTACGGAGTCTGTCAAAAGAAAGTAAGATCTTTGTTATAACACACAAGACTGATCAACTTTCTGATAAATTTGATAGAATGTTGATGTTCAAGAAAAAGAATAATTTTAGTAGATTACTAAAATAACTTTGGTATAATTCGCCTATGAAAAATCTGTATGAAAGAAATGAATATGTTATCAATAGTGATGTCAATGTTTGTTTTGAACAACTATTGAATATGGATGAAACCCAGTTTAGAGAATGGGTTGTCAAACTAAGAAAAGTAATAAAACATTCTTGGGATACTTTTGGTTGTCCACCCAGAACTGGGAAGAATGTAAAAGAGATTGTGGATAAGTGGAATGAAATTGAAAACTTTCCTGTTCATAAATTCACACACACAGATGAATTAGAATCATTTTCAAATGATGTAATAATTAATAAGTCTAGACTCGGATCTGAGGTGGATCAGTTCTTTGAGAATATGTTCAAGACTAGAATTAATTACACAGAGAATGATAATGGCTACTCAATATATGATTTGGTTTCAGATCCCAACAGAGAGGATCAGGTTTATCGTGGATCACTGAGACACTTTAGAAGAGATTCTTTCTATAGTCATGCTTTGTCTACAATAAAGAATAGTGCAAAGTATTCTGTCATCAGTGCAGAGTCAGGGGAACAATGGATTGAGACTTTCTTCAAGAACCCAGAAATTTTCTCTGGTAAAGATTTTTTACTAGAGGAAGTTACTATACGGGACGGTTTAAATAGTGGTTATTTCCAGATAGAGCAATCTGATATTTTACAGTTGACATGTGATCAAGTGAAGAAGTATATTGATTGTGGTTGGTTGCAGTATAGGCACTATTCCACGTTCGATGTTGAAAATATGTCAGACGATAAAGTTTATTCCATCAGGTTGTACAGTAAGGGTAAAAAGATATTTCCTTCTGGGTTTAAGGCTTTTAGAATCGGTTATATACAACCGGCAGTAAACTTTCCACCGGGAACGGCTAAATACTTATATGAAAGATATATCCCAACTGGATCAAAGGCTACAATTTACGATCCATCTTCTGGATGGGGTGGTCGCATTCTGGGTGCTATGTCTGTTAGGGATGACCGCACTATTCACTATATTGGTACTGATCCCAATCCTGATAATTTCTTCGATGATGGAACTTCTCGTTACTCTAATGTGGCAGAGTTTTATAACACGAAAACGTACAGAGGAAACACGTTCTTTTCGGACACAAATACATACGAAGTCTACCAATTAGGCTCCGAAGTAATTCATAAAAATGAAAACTTCATGAAGTACCGAGGTGAAGTTGATTTGGTATTTACTTCTCCGCCGTATTTTAACCGAGAGGCATACAGTGAAGATGAAAACCAGTCATACAAGAAATATGGCTCATCATACGAATCATGGCGGGACGGATTTCTAAAACCTACTTTACAAACCTGTTGTGATATGCTAAAATGTGGTGGATATCTTCTGTGGAACATAGCAGACATTCTGATTAAGAATGATTACCTCCCACTAGAAGAAGATTCAAAGAACTTTATAGAACAAAATGGTCTGGTATTCGTAGAAAAACTCAAAATGGCTATGGAAGGAATGCCAGGACAAAATCGTGTAGGATCTGACGGCATACCTAAATGTAAAAACTACTGCAAAGTAAATGATCGCTATTACAAATACGAACCCATATACGTTTTCAGGAAGGATAAATGACTAGTCTTAGCACAAAAATGACAAATAATGCAACGGATGTTGCAGAACAAGTAGAACATTGGATTGACGACTACATTCAAAACCTGATTAGCAATGAATATAACAAGAAGAAGAGGTTAAGTTCTCTTCTCAAAACTTCCGGTATCAAAAAATCAGAATCAAAAATTCTTGCTTCTTGGTTTTCGAATATGAAGGAAGAACTACAAGAAGTTTTGAATCAGAATGATCCAGATCTAGTAGAGGGTTGGGACTTTTTGACATTATCTAAGATTAGTAAGTTGCATGAGTTTGTGTGTTCCATATGTGAAGATTTTGAATCATATGGAAAGATCACAAAGAAGAAGAAAAAGCGTAAGCCTGAACAAATAATCAAGACTCTCAAGTACAAGGACAGTGCTAATGTGGGTGCGTGTTATGTCACCTCATTTGATCCTGTTGAGATTATATCATCAAAGTCTTTTATTGCTTTGAATGTTAAGACTGGTGATCTTTTCTATTATGAAACAGATGAAACCTTTGATGTCAAGGGAACCACTCTTCAAAATTTCAATGATAACTCATATGCTCAACGAATCGGTCGTCATGCAGAGAGTCTGTGTAAACTAGTGAGTGGTGCAGGTATCGCTTATGTTACAAAAGAACTAAATAGTTTTAAAACCAAGAAAAAGCCAGCAACTGGTAGGTTTAATGAGCATACTGTTCTTCTAAGAGTAATAGAATGAAAATAACTTATTTTAATTTTCTCGGTGAATTTAAAAACAGAACCGAAAATGGTATACCAATAACATACCAAATTGGTGATGTCGTTATGCATGAAGGTAAAACTTACATAGCATCTAAAACTGTCAGAGGCTTCTCTCCCCGACTAGGTGAAAAGGTTGGGTGGACGTTACTCTCTGACAGACAGGTATTGTATGAAACCGAGAACGAGCCTTTTCATTCCAGCGTCGGTGATGAATGGTTAAACACATCAACTGGAATTTATTACAAAAAAATCAGAAATGAAAGGAATAATGTTTGGGTTGAGTTATGAAAAAGCGAACAAATAGAAATTTTGAAGATAGAATGCACAAAAAGGTAACTAGATCAGGAGAAAGGAGGGAACGGAAATCCAAGAGACACCAAACTAAAGACTTTTTTCATGGTTTAGTTGGTGGATATGTTGACAAAGATAAAATTAATGATATGATGGAAGAAATCGACGATACAGAATGGAGCTATTGATGCGGATCTCAAAAGAGACACTTTCGATTCTTAAAAACTTTCGTGACTTAAATTCTAACATTCTTGTTAGCCCAGGTAGTACAATTAAAACTCTAACACCTGCAAAGAACGTTATGTCCACCGCAGTTGTTACAGAAAACTTTCCGGTGGAATTTGGTATCTGGGATCTTACCAGTTTTCTAGGTACGGTTTCCCTGTTCGATGATCCAGATTTTACTTTCGAAGATAAGTACGTTACTATTACAAACGGAAAGTCTTCTAAGGTTAAATATTATTATTCGGATTCAAGTCTTCTGACTGTTCCTACCAAGGACGTAAACATGCCAGAGACTGTGGTTTCAATTGATCTCACCGAAGACACTTTCAATGAACTGAAGCGTGCAGCATCTGTTCTTGGATTGAATGATTTATCTCTCAATTCAGGTGAGAATGGGGTTTCTGCAAACCTCTTTGACAAGTCAGGTTCTACAAACAACACATATTCAATTCAAATTGACAACGCTCTTTATAATGAAGATGCTTCCTTTGAGTTTGTGTTTAACATCGACAACCTTCGATTCATTCCCGGTAATTACCGAATTGATATCGCAGAGAAGGTTGTTAGTATGTTCTCGAACCAAGATATTGATTTGACTTATTGGGTTGCGTTGGAGAGTTCTAGTTCATACACTAAGGAAACAATTGCTGCTGGAGCTGCCTGAGCATGGATCTATTTGTAGAAAAATATCGTCCCCAAACAATCGAAGAGTGTATTCTACCAACGGACTTAAAGAATACATTTAGGGAAATGGTAAAGAGCGGGACACCACAGAATCTTCTTCTCTGTGGACCCGCTGGTACTGGTAAGACAAGTGTTGCTCGCGCACTTTGTAATGATCTGCGAGCAGAGTATATTCTAATCAACTGTTCCGAAGATAGGAACATTGATACACTGAGGGTTAAGATTCGGAACTTTGCAAGTTCTGTATCTTTGAACGGAAACAGAAAGGTTGTTATTCTAGATGAGTTTGATTATTCAAACGCAAATTCAATTCAACCTGCTCTTCGTGGTGCAATCGAAGAGTTCGCTGCGAATTGTAGATTTATTCTAACTTGTAACTACAAGAACAGAATTATTTCTCCTATTCATTCTCGATGTACAAACATTGAGTTTAAAATTCCAAATGCTGAGAAACCTGGTCTTGCTCATAAGATTCTTGGACGAGTTCAGGAGATCCTCAAGAAAGAAGGAATTCCATATGAACCGGAAGCACTTGCTCCTCTCATTATGAAGTTCTTTCCAGACATCCGCAGAGTACTTAATGAGATTCAGCGATACTCTGTGTCTGGTAAGATTGATGTTGGTATTCTAACCAACTTTGATGAGAGCAAGATCAACGATCTTGTGAAGTTCATGAAGGAAAAGAATTTTACGGAAGCACGAAAGTGGATTGTTTCTAATCTGGATAATTCACCACCAGAAATGTTTCGTAAAATCTACGAAAGCATGTATGATGTTCTAGATAAGAGTTCTGTTCCAGAAGCAGTTCTTATTATTGCTGATTATCAATACAAGTCTGCTTTTGTTGCCGATCAAGAAATTAATTTTGTTGCGTGTGTTGTAGAACTTATGATGAGGTGTAATTTCAAATGAAAAATATCAAAGCTTTAGGTGCAAATGTAATTGTAAAAACTGATTTGCAAACACATGAAAAGACAACAGCGGAAGGTATCATCTATAAGGAAAACCAACTAGATGAAACTCTCGTTGTATGGAGTATTGTCCATTCTGTTGGACCTGATGTTAAACTGGACATCAAGGAAGGTGATTCCGTTTGTTGGAAGCTCAGTACAGCAGTTGGACATTACAAGGTAGATGATCAACCATATGACATGGTTCCTTTTGACAAACTTCTACTGGTAGAATCATGCGACTGACAGATTTTCTCAAATCCATCAACGATACAAAAAAGAACGTAATGGATGAAGATGAGAATGTGGAAAAACTATATGCACCTTTTGTCATAAATCGGTGCATGTCTTTCTTTCCAGATACAATTCTCTATGCAAACGAGATGAACAAAAACTATGAGTTGGACAACAAACTTCAGTACGATTACTTTCTAAATTCTGTTCGAAAAAGAAAGAGGTTCAGTA